AGCAAATACATCTAACAATGCTGATAGAGAAACATTAATTGTTAGACAATCTACGCTTAAATGTGCAACAGATTATATTTGTAATAATGGTGGCGATAAAGCAGATGTAATAGAATTAGCAGAGATGTTTACAGAATGGGTTTTAACTGGCAAAAAGCCAAATAAAGAAAACAATAATGATATGCCATTTTAATTATGACAAAGAAAGAGTTAATAAAATCACTAAGAGATTTAGCAAACAAAATAGAAGATACTCAAAAATTCTATGCTTATGATAAGTTTGTATTTATTCAGTTATATATAAAATGTTCTACAATGTTAGACAAGTATGTAAAAAAACAAGGTTTTCAAAGCGATGATAAATGTATAGAGTTATGATATATGATACATACCCATATTATACACAAGACGGTATAAACAAAGGTTTAAACTATAAGTGTGCAAGTAACGAGTATGGTTTATTAGATTATAAAAACAAAAGATTTATAATTAAAACTATACCTAAGTTAGACGATAATATAATTAAGAAAACTATAATTACATTTAAGCCTAATACATTAGGTGCAGTAGTCACTAAAGATATATCTATAGGTAAATCGTTTGTAGACAATTGTAATAATTCTGGTGTAGTTTTTAAAGGTACAGATAAAGAGTTATCTAAGTATGTAGATGACTTATATAAACAAGGTTTTAACATACAAGATTTATATGATTATGAATAATACTAATAATTTGCAAAAAGAGATAGAGTTACTAACTTACATAACAAGTAAATATACAGGTGTATGTAGTGACGAAATTAATGTCAAACAAAAAACAGGTGAACAAGTACTCAGTAGAATGGTTATCTGTAACATTTTAATGGAATGTGGCCTAAAACCGTCACAATTAGCTAAACATTTTTGTAAACACCGTACAAATTACTATCACTATTTAAAACTGCACAAAGAGTATATACAAAATCCTCGTATGCATCCAGAATATATAGATATTTTTAATACTGTGTTTGAGGAATACATGACGCAAACAGAACGCTTGCAAACTATAAACGAATTACAAGCAATAGACGATGTAGATACTGCAATAGCAGATTTATTAGAGATAAGAAAATATTTACTAACTGAATAATTTATTATGAAAAAATTAACACAAAAACAAAAAGTTTTAAGACATTTGAAAGAAATAGGTGAGATAACACCATTACAAGCATTTTTTGATTATAGTATTATGAGATTAGCCGCACACATATTTAAATTAAAAGAAGACGGGTATAATATAGATACTAAAATGCTTAAAAGTAAAAATAAATTTGGCGAGCCTGTAAGATATGCACAATATAAACTCAATGAATAGTGCAAGGATATATAAAACTACATCGTAAAATTTTAGATAATGGCGTATTTGCAGATGCAGAATTACTAAAAGTTTTTGTGTGGTGCATACTAAAAGCTAATACTACACCTAATGTAGTGTATGGTAGAAAAGTAGATGTAGGCGAATTTATTACAGGTAGAATAAGCGCAAGCGAAGAATTACACATAAAGCCATCAACGATATACAAGCGTTTACAAAAACTAAAACAACAAGGTTACATAGATTTACGCAGTTGTACAAAAAACACACTTATTACGGTTATAAATTATAAATCTTATCAATTAGATACTAAGCCTACAAAAAAACGAGATTTGCAAAAAGCTACATATAAGTTTATAGAAGAAACTAGCAACTTTTTTGAGTTATATAGTGTAGATATGTTAGAGGCATTTACAGATTATTGGACTGAGCCAAATAGAAGTAAAACTTTATTAAGATACGAAATGCAAAAAACATTTGACATAGGGCGTAGGCTAAAGACTTGGAGTAAAAATGAGAGTAAATTTGCCAAAACAAAAACACATAAAGTAAATTTAATTGATACTTGGCAACAAATAAGAAATGAAATTAAAGAATAATAATAAATTTGTTACATGTTCTGCCTATTTTTTAGTGATGGGTTATGAGTATGAATATAAAAAAGATAGGGCAAGAATGTTAGATAGAGAAAGAAGTAAAAAGTATTATAGAAACAAAAAAAAATGAGAATATACGATAGATTGCAAGCAGGTGAAACTAATAAATTAAAAATAGAATGTTTAGATTTAATTGGTGTGTGTTATGCGTCACTTGGGCAAAAGCCAGACAAAGAACAAATGAAAGGTATGGCACAATTATTTTACAATGACATTATAAATTATCATACTAATTTAACAATGCAAGAAATAGCATTTGCTATTAATAAAGGTTTAAGAAAAGCAGAAGATGGTACAAGTGTATTTATAAATGTTCGCACATGGAGTGTGTGGCTAAAAGACTATAAAACTGATGCTATAATAAAGCGTAGGCAAAACCAAATAACAGATTTTGAATTACACAAGCAAACACAAAAACATATAGCAAGCACTATTAGTAAAGCAAAGCGTATAAAATGAAACTAGGTACAGACTTTAGTGGTATTGGTGCACCTGAAATGGCTTTAAAGTATTTAGGTATTGAGTTTGAATCTGTCTTTGCATGTGAAATAGATAAATATGCAAGACAATCATTTAAACAACTACATAAAACAAAAAAATTTTATAACGACATAACTACACGTGACCACAAAGAAGTAGAACAACTAGACCTATATATTGCAGGTTTTCCATGTCAAGCATTTAGTATAGCAGGTAAACGCAAAGGCTTTGAAGATACAAGAGGCACATTATTTTATAATGTAGCAGAGTTTATAAAAATTAACAAGCCAAAAGTATTTGTACTAGAAAATGTCAAAGGTTTAGTAAGTCACGATAGCGGCAAAACATTCCAGACAATAATAGATATACTTAGTAATAACGGTGGTACACAAAATGGGCAAATAAGCCTAGATATGTTGGATGACGGTTTAGGTTATCATATATATTGGCAAGTGTTAAACACTAAAAACTATGGCATACCACAAAATAGAGAAAGGATATTTATAGTAGGTTTTAAAGACTTTAAAGAGTTTAATTTTCCTAAACCCATAGAGTTAAAGTTAACGCTAGAAAATATGCTACAAGATAATCCTAATAGTAAGTATTTTTTAAGTGATAAAATGATAAAATTTGTTTTAAACACAGATTTTAGAGAAGCTAAACCTATTAGCAAAAAAGGTATAAGTAGATGTTTGAAAGTAGGTGGCGATGTTCCTTGCTTTGAAGTCAAAACAAATACAAAAAAAATAAGAAGGCTTACGCCTTTAGAGTGTTGGCGACTACAAGGTTTTAAAGATGACGATTTTTTTACCATTAAAGATATATCAGATACACAACTATATAAACAAGCAGGTAATAGCATAACTGTTAATGTACTTATGGCATTATTTAAAAAAATACTATTATAGTAATTAAAGAATGGCTAAAAAGACAAAAACACACGCAAAACTTAAAAAAGAATTAGACAAAGTATTTAGCCAATATATAAGGTGGGTATATGCAGACAATAATGGCATGGTAGAGTGTTACACTTGTAATGTTAAAAAACCTGTAAAAGAAATGCAAAACGGTCACATGCAATCTAGAAAGCATACAAGCACAAGATGGCACGAAAATAATTGCCGTCCACAATGTGTAAAGTGTAATATTTACTCTGAGGGTGAAAAAATACAATTTTATAGAAGATTGTGTAGTGAAATAGGCGAGCAAGAGGTAGACGAAATTATACAAATTAGCAACAAATCTGTTAAATACTCTAAAACAGATTTACAATATCTGATAGAAATATACAAAGACAAACTAAAAAATTTATGTTAATAACTATTTATCAACACTACAAAACATATATATATATATGCGTATAATTCCTATGTGATTGATAATGAGTTATTTACACAATTAAGAAATGTAGCGTCTAAGTTTATACCTGCAAAAGATTTAGACGATGTAACACAATTAGTATTTGAGCAATTACTAAGTAAGCCAGAGCAATTAAAACAACTTATAAAAGACAAAAAAATAAAATATTATTTTATAAGATTGTGCAAAAATAATTACTACTCTAAAACATCTAGGTACTATTATAAGTACGACAAAGCATATAAACACATTAGTTTTAATACTGATGTTATGCTAAAAATATCTAAACAAAAAGCACAAGATTTATATTTTATAGAAGATAGCGATATTATAAATTCTATTTTAGACGATTTGTATTGGTATGATAGAGAGTTATTTAGGCTATATGTTTTAGGTGATGACGATGGTAACAAGTTTACATATACAAGCCTTAGCAAAAAAACAAAGATTAGCAGAATGAATATATATTTAACTATAAAAAAAGTTAAAGAATATTTAAAGGCAGAATTAAAAAAAAGGCATGATGATATATGACGATTTACAAAGGATAGTAGGCTACGGCTTATCTGTTATAGAATTTTATAACGAAGATAACCAATTAGAGTATATAGCAGATTTAGACAATATGTATTTTGACGATGTAGATATAGTTTTTAGAGAAAATGACGAGCCTATAGGTATTATAAAATTATATAGATATGACAAAAAAAATGAACGCACCAAACATAATGGTAAAAAGCTATAACTACTTAAAAGCCGTTAGTAAAAGAATATTAGGTGGTTTTGAAAATGTAGACGAAGTAACATACTATGACAGAGCATACATTTGTAGCAGATGCCCACACCTTACAGAAGATATAGAATGTAATGTATGTGGTTGTCCTATAGAAACAAAAGCGGCATGGAAAACAGAAAAATGTCCAAAAAACAAATGGTAGATATAACAGAAACACAAAAACAAAGAATATTAAATGTCTGGCAATTATGTAAAACAGGCGTTGCAAAGACAAAAGAGGCAAAAGCAGAATTAATAACATTGTATAACGAGATACACAAAACAAAATACAAAACACACACTAACTGTAGTAGTTGTATAGCAACTTGTTATAACGGTATAAAAAAAATAGTACAAACATTATGAATACACCTAATTATTATAAAGGTAAATATTACAAGTATGAGGCACATAAAGTAATAGAAGATTTTGCAGGTGACAACTATAATATAGGTGTAGCACTAGCTTACTTAATGCGTGCAGGTAAAAAAGATAATAATAGTATAGTACAAGATTTACAAAAGACTATACACCACTTACAATTTGAGTTAAAAAGGCAAAAGCATTTAAAAAAAGAGCAAAAAACAAATAAAATATTTGAATACAATGGTACAAGTACCTATTAATAGCATACGAAATAACCCTATTAACCCTAGACTTGTTAATACTGCAAAGTTTGAAAAGCTAAAGCAATCAATACAAGACTTTGAGGAAATGTTAAAGCTACGTCCTATAGTAGTAGACGAGCAAGGTTATATATTAGGTGGTAATATGCGATACAAAGCACTAGTAGATTTAGGCTATAAAGAAGTATATATAGTAAGAGCAGACAATCTAACAGAAAAACAAAAGCAAGAATTTATAATTAAAGACAATTTAGGCTTTGGCGATTGGGATTGGGATATATTAGCTAATGAATGGGATAGCGTTGATTTAGAAGATTGGGGTTTAGATGTCTGGCAAAATGAAGATGACATATATAATAATTTAGAAGAAGAAGAAACAGAGCCACAACAAAAAGATAAAATAGTATGTATTTTATGTGGTAAATAATCTACAAAATTCAACACTTATGCAGGATAGAACAGAAAAAGGTAAAATAGCTATGCTAGACGCATTAGAGAAAACGCTAGGCGTAGTAACTAGTGCTTGTAAGTTAGTAGGCATAGATAGAACAACACACTACTTATGGCTTAAAGAAGATGACGCATATAAACAAGCCGTAAAAAGTATAGACGATGTAGCTATAGACTTTGCAGAAAGTCACCTACACAAACAAATTAAAAAAGGTGGCACACAAGCTACTATATTTTACCTAAAAACAAAAGGCAAGAAAAGAGGCTACATAGAAAAACAAGAGTTAGATGTAAGCGCAGATTTTAAGCCTATAAACATTATACTAAAAAAAGATAATGATAGCAACGCTAACGAGTAAACAATGGTTAGCGTTAGAATACCTAACAGATAGCACTACTACACAGGTTTTGTACGGTGGTGCGGCAGGTGGTGGTAAAAGTTTTTTAGGTTGTGCATGGATAATAACACTTTGCACACAATACGAAAACATAAGGTGTTTAATAGGGCGTAGTAAGTTAGACAATCTAAAAAAGACTACACTAAATACTTTTTTTGATGTATGTAGCCAATGGAATATAAAAGCTAATGTACATTACAAGTATAACGCAAGCAGTAACATAATTACATTTTATAATGGTAGCGAGGTTATACTAAAAGACTTATTCCAATATCCATCAGACAAAAATTTTGACAGTTTAGGCTCGTTAGAATTGACTGCGGCATTTATAGACGAATGTAACCAAATAACAGAAAAGGCAAAGCAAATAGTAAGTAGTAGAATACGGTACAAACTAGACGAAAATAATATAATACCTAAAATACTGTTAACTTGTAACCCATCTAAAAATTGGGTGTACAATAATTTTTATAAGCCACATAAAGAGAACAGGCTACCTGTATATAGTAAGTTTATACAATCTTTAGTTACAGATAACAAACATATCTCTAAGCACTATAAAGAACAACTAGAAAAATTAGACTACATAAGCAAACAAAGGCTACTATATGGTAATTGGGAGTATGACGATAGCGAAGATAAGCTAATAAACTACAATGCTATACTAGGTAGTTTTGAGTTAGACGATACACCTAGCGGTAAAAAATATATAACAGCAGATATAGCACGATTTGGTAAAGATAAGACAGTAATAATTTATTGGAACGGTTTAAGAGCAGAGTATATAAAAGCATTAGATAAAAATACTATAACACAAGCCGCAGATGAAATACGAGCAATACAAAGACTGCATAGCGTACCATTAGGTAATATTATAGTAGACGATGACGGTGTAGGTGGTGGTGTAAAAGATATATTAAGGTGTAAAGGCTTTGTAAACAATTCTAAGGCACTAAAAAACGAAAACTATGTAAATCTTAAAACGCAATGTTATTATGCTCTTAGCGATGTTATAAATAAGTCTAAGCTATATATAAACTGCAATAATGTTACACACAAAAATTTTATTATAGAAGAATTAGAACAAGTAAGGCGTAAAAATTTTGACAAAGATACAAAGCTACAAATAGTTAGTAAAGATGAAGTTAAAAATGCTATAAGCCGTTCACCAGACTTTAGCGATGCTTTAGCTATGCGTATGTATTACGAGATTATGCCACAAGGAGTTTATGCAGTACAATAAAAAAAAGAGGGTAGCTATATTTTTATATGGACATAATAAATAGCTAACCCTCTCAAACTAACAAGTGTTTTAGAAAACAATTGCAATAATACTCATTTCAAATTTTTTATATTTTATATTATGGATTTAGTTATAAACAACAAAAGTTATTTTATACCTAACAAGTGGGGGCAAGTATCACTAGCTTCTTATATGAATTTTATGCAACAAATAGATGGCATAGATGACGAACACGAAAAAACACTAATAACAATTAGTAGTTTTACAAAAGCACCTATAAAACTTTTAGAGGGTTGTAAGAAGTCAGATATAGATA